TGGGTCTGCACCGTGGCGGGCGACCCCGGTACTTGGACCTCGGAGGGTAATCTCTAGTGCGGCTACATCTGCTCGGTATCCCTCATACCGTCACGACCAAAGCCTTCGCGCATTGCGCGTTTACCCAGAAGGTCTACAAGTTCTCGCGGATGATGGTGCCTCTGGGCTATGAGGTGATTCACTACGGCGTTGAAGGCTCTGATTCTGGCGCCTCGGAGGACGTGGTGGTGATGGGGCAGGAGGAGCATCAGCGGCTCCTCGGGCATCCCTACAACCACGACAAGACCGCCTTCTACGGCAATGACGCACAAGCCGACTCGGAGGTCTACCGCCAATGGAACCTCTACGCCCGCGACGAACTCAAGGCGAGGGTCGAGCCGGGCGACTGCATTCTGCTTCCCTTTGGTCACGCGCACGCGCCAGCCATCCGCGACCTGCCCAACCTTAAGGCAGGGGCATCGGCGGTCGAGTCGGGCATTGGGTACTTCGACACGCTTCTGCCGTGGCGCATCTACGAGTCCGAGGCGGTGCGGCACGGGTGCATGGCGAAGGAGGGGCGGGCTGGGGTGCATAGCTCCTCGGCGCGGCTTGAGTTCGTGGTGCCGAACTCGTATGACGTAGACGAGTGGTCCGAGGGTCCGGGCGGGGAGGCGGTCGTGTTCTTGGGGCGGCTGACCGAGGGCAAGGGCGTCCCGCTCATCTTGGAGTTGGCTAGGCTCCGGCCTGACGTGCCGTTCATCTTGGCGGGGCAAGGCGACCTGACGCAGTTCGGGGACATCCCTACCAACGTGGAGTACGTCGGGGCGCTCAACGAGGAGCGGGCGGCGTACTTGGGCAACGCTCGGGCCATCATCGCCCCCTCGCACTACATCGAACCGTTCTGCGGGACGGTCGTGGAAGCGGCCCTCTGCGGCACCCCAGCCATCACGTCGAGCTTCGGGGCGTTCACGGAGACGGTCGCGCAGGACCGGACGGGGTTCCGCTGTCAGACCACGCGGCAGTACCTCGATGCCATCGACGCGGTGGCGGGCTTGAACCGCAAGGACGTTCGCGCCAGAGCCAGACGGCTGTACGGATTACGCTCGGTTGGGCGGGCCTACGATGCGGCGTTCCGCGTCATTGAGGAGCGGACGAAGGCGGGAGCGTTCCCGACGATGGGCTGGAACTCTTGACCGCTGTGTATATTTATGCAGACCCTTTGCAGGAGTAGCCGATGGACCGTTCCGAACTGATGCTTCTTATCGCTGGCTTCACCGGTTCTGTGATTAGCGTGTTAAGCAAAAAGACGAACAGCTTGCGGGACTCCCTGCTTGCCATCTTTGCGGGGACGGGTTCGGCCTACTTCCTAACCCCGCTGATGTTCTCGGTGACGGGGATAGAGGCTAGCCCCAACACGCAGTCTGCGATGGCCTTCTTGCTTGGCGTGTTGGGTATGCGGACGGTGGACCTGATTGTCCAGAAGCTCTTTCCGGATAGCAAGGGCGTCAATCTCTAATGCCTCGCGTGGACAGCCCGAACCACTCCGCCCGCCCGAATGAGGCGCGGCCTCGGGTCATTGTCCTCCACGCGACCGGCCCCGGTGCCTTACGCGGCATCCTCGACTGGATAAAAACATCGGGGAGCAAGGTCAGCTACCACGGCCTGATTGCCTCTGACGGGACGTATTACAGCGTAGTCAGCCCCGAGCGAGCCGCGTGGCACGCTGGGGTCTCGGAATGGGGCGGGGTCCAGAACATCAACGGCATCTCGCTTGGCCTTGCCTTTGTCAATCCGAATGACGGCGTGACGCCGCTGACCCCCCAACAGATAGCCATTGCCAAAGGCGTCATCCAGTATTGGCGGCAGAACTACCCGATTGAGGCGGTGACCACGCACGCCGCCGTCGCTACCCCGAAGGGTCGCAAGACCGACCCCGAGAACGTGCCGAACTTCCGTCTGTTTGACTTCGCGTGACCGATGACCGCTTGTTTACGCTCGCGCTCATCGCCATAGCGGTCGGGCTATTCCTACTCCCCTCGGGCGGGGAAACCGCGTCAGACGCCCGTATAGCGCAATTGGAGGCCACGGTGGAAGGGTTGCAGGTCAAGCTGGACGAGGCCAGACGCGCTACCGACAAGGCCGCACAGACCGTGCAGGTCAAGCGGAACGCAATCAAGACGCCCGACTTTCGCCTGTCGGTAGACTCGGCTATGATGCTGGCGGTTGATAGTTCCGCGACCATCAAGCAACTGCGGGTGGCGCTTGTCAAAACGGTGGAGGAGGCCGAGGCGTATCAGCGTCAGGTCTTGCGCTATCAAGAGTCCGTTGACAGCTTATTGATAGCGCACGTGCAAGAGCGGCAAGCGGTTACCGTGCAGGTTGACACGTTGACCGCGTTGGCGCAGGCGCGTGGGTCGATGCGGTGTGCCATCTGGGGTGTGCCGTGTCCCAACCGAACGACCGCGTTCCTGTTAGGCGTGGGGTCGGCCCTTCTCTTGGCAGTCGCGGTGGCATTCTAGGAGATGCCCACGATGCCGAATTGTATTCGCGTGATTTGCCCCGACTGCGGTGGCACCTCGACTGACGCCCATTTCCCGGCCTGTGGGTGGTGCTTGGATGGGGGGTTCGTCGATGTTGACCGCAACGATGACGGCTCCGTTCCATTGCTTCATCCGGATGGACGGATGATTCATCTCTGGACTCCCCCGACTTCCCCCTTCGATGCCATTACGCCGCGACCATATCGGGTGGTCTAGACAGGAGTTAGCGCGTTGTGCCGCGTTGACCGCGCAGGGGTACAGCGCGGAGGATGCGGCGAAGCGTCTCAACGCGGAGTTCCACGACGGCAAGGTTGTGCGCGGCGAAGCGTCAATCAAAATGGTGCGGCAAAAGAACGGCTGGAAAGTCGGTCCAAAGCCCAAGACGCCGTTGCCTGATGTGCCGGGGAAGGAGACCGAGCAGGAGGTTCAGCACTCCGCGAGCGAGGCGGGCATTGAGGCTAGAGCCAACGGCAAGCGCATCAAAACGGTGGAGGACTTGCTCGCACACATCGGCGCCGACCTGACCAAGTTTGAGGTCGCGGAAAGTCAGGCAACCAAGTACGAGGTGGCGACGAAAGACCCCGCAACGGGCAAGGTCAGCACGACCGAACTGCACCGCGTGTTCGTTAAGCTCAAGCCAAAGGCCGGGCCGAACGTGCTGGAGGCGGTCGAGGCGCTGATTGCTGGTGCCTACGCCAAGCGCAAGCCGATAGTCCCGCGACGCATTACTACGTCCGGTCGCACGGAAATGCTACAGGCGCTGGTGTTGGCGGACCCGCACATCGGCAAATATGCGTGGGGCAAGGAGACAGGCTGGGAGGATTACGACATCACTATTGCCACGCGGCTGATTCGCGAGTCGGTTGCCGAGCTACTGGATACGAAGCAACCTGCTGGCAAGCTGGCCCTCTGGTGTTTGGGCGACCTGTTGCACTACGACACGCCGCACGGTACGACCACCAAAGGCACGCCGCTGGACCGCGACGGGCGGGTCGAGAAGATGCTCGAGGAAGCCGTCTCGACGCTCTGCGATGTCATATCTGACATGAGCCAGCGGACCACTACCGAGGTCGTGCTAGTGCCGGGCAATCACGATGCGGTGATGACCGTGGCGTTGCGGCAGATTCTGTCGGCGGAGTTCCGAGGCCACCCGAACGTCACCATAAACACAACCAATACCACCCGTAAATACGTCACGCACGGGCGGTGCCTGATTGGGTTGACGCACGGCGACAAGGCACAGAAACACTTGGGCGAGTTGATGGCGTTAGAGGCGCGGGAGCATTGGGGTCAGACCCTATTGCGTGAGGTACATCACGGGCATCGGCACAGCGAAGCGGCGGTCACCACGGTTGGCGGCGTGACAATACGTCAGCACCCAGCCCTCTGCCCGCCCGACGGGTGGCACGCCTCCGAGGGCTACGTTGGCGCACCGCGAGCGATGGACTCCTACACCTACCACGCCGACGGCTATCTTGTAGGCATGACACGCGCCACGGTGAAGCCCTAATGGAGCGGCCTGTCTGCCGCGACTGGTCGCCTATCCCCTGCCCTGAACGCAAGGCGGCTCGGGACCGGGGCGAGATTGGCTATCTCTGGGGTATTGGTTGGATATGGTGGAAGTCAAAGGACGTAACCCAGCCGTGGGTCAAGTGTCCGTGGTGCGACGGGTATCTGCCGTCGATGGAGAAGATTGTGCGGAACGGCGTCCTTTACGGGTGGCCCGATGACTAGGCGCAAGTCAAACCCGTTCACGAACCGCAAGGCCACGGTCTCGGTCCATCGGAACGGCCTGTCCATTGAGATTGCTGATGTTGCGGCAACGGACTCTGGGGCGGTGGCAAAAGAGCTACTCGATATGGTGCGGACGTTGGTTCAGGCTGGGTACGAGGAGCTAATCGTCGATGCCGGTTCTCTGCACGGCGGCGGGTTCGAGACGCCAGAGGAGGAGGACTTGGAGGACTGGCGAATGCCACCCGAGGCCAAGCGAAAACGCATAGGCTTCACGGCTTGACGTAGCGGGAGATTGCATTAGATTGGTCTGTGCGGTGTAGAGGCATCGCATAAGCAGTAACAATCGAAGCCCGACCTATTTCCGATGCCAAAGGCGTAAGCCAATGGACCTCTCTCGGGAAAGGCGGGCTTCCTTGTTTGTAGGCGTATGGCAGTCATCGTACTGAACAACGGCGAGATGACGGTAGCGGCGACCCTTGCCACCTTGCGGCAGGGCGTGAACCGGGAAGTTGGTATTGCAAATCAGAAGGCTGGAAAGCAAGACCCGATTACGACGGAGTTAGTCGGGCTGTATGCGGAGTTGGCCTTCTCGCGCTGGGCCAATGTCGCGGCGGACCTCTCGACGCATCTCCGCCGAGGCAGTTATGACGCGACCTACTTGGGCTACACGGTCGATGTCAAAGGCACGCGGAGCAAGACCAGCCCGCTCTACCTCGACACCCGGCCTGACAAACGCCCCGACATCTACGTGCTGGTGCAGGTCGAGTACGCCACCTGTACGTTCGTCGGCTGGATATTTCGCGAGCAAGTCTGTGAGGTCACGGGCGAGTTAGAGCCGAAGGTAGTCGAGCGGGCCGACCTGTACGCGATGGAGGCGCTGACGCAACTCTAACGCAGGAACAGCGGGCCTACTCTCGGTCTCCCGCTGGTCAGTCGTTCGGACGGCTGACAATCAATCCTGACCGTGCCTGTCGCCCCCGATGAAAACAAATCCACGCGCTGTCAGCCTACAACGTGGTCGGTCGTTTTGGGGAGTCGATGGGGAGCTACACGGGGTGATGACGGCCCCGCAGGTCACCGGTCGAAGGGGTTCTACCTGTGCCGGGGTAGACACGCAGACCGCCCCACCGTCAGCCTTCCGCCCACCATCTGTCCCCATCCCGCCTTACGACCGGGAATGGCCCCGGCATATCCGATATTGCACCGCGTCACGCCTTTGCGTATCGTTCTACCGCAAGCTCCCCGCTCTCCGTGTCGGGGGATACTGAAGCCTCGGGACTTGCCAAGCCCGTCACTCCTGACCGAGTGGCGGGTTTGTTTTTGAGGGCTATTGACAGACTTCCGGTATTGGCATTACTCTATTGGCACCCCCCTCACACGGAGACCCTATGGAAACGGTCGGTTGCCCCACGTGCGGTTTGCCAATGCAGGTGAGCGTCTACTACTCGCCGCCTGACCCGTCGGTCGGTTTGTCGCATGACTACGAGGTCTATATCGAGGAGGCCGAGTGCGACCACGAACTGACCGACAAGCAACACGAAGAACTCTTTGAAGAACTCTGGGACCGCAAAGAGGAAGCCAAAGCCGCGCACTACGAGGATGACCGCTACGCCCGAGGCTACGATGACCTCTGACCGAGTGAACGTGGTGCTGGCGCAGGTCGAGGGCTTCCGCCAGCGGCTCCACGACTTGCAACGCGAGATGGACCCGCTGATGGACGAGTACGAGAACCTGAAGTCCATCAACAACCGCGACGATGAGCGGTTGCACGATGCGCTGGCGATGGTCTGGAATGCATGGTGGGATATATCCGACACGGTAGGCTATTTACGGGCGGCACAACGCCGCCTCCGCGACGAGGACGGCATCCTCGCAGACGTTGAGACGGAGAGATAGACGATGGCGATTTTGAAGCTGGTCAACGAAGGTGACGCACACACGATGACCGTCACCGAGTGCAAGACCGTCACAGGCAACTACGGCGAGCAGGTGCTGTTCTCCGACGGCTCCGACACGCTGTACCTTCCCAAGCAGTCCGCTGACCGTCAGCTAGAGCGTCTGGGGCTAGATGAGTCGAGCGTGGTGGGGATGAATGTGACCTTCAGCCGCGACCCGAACCCGAAGAAGGGGGCCAAGCCGTACTGGGGCATCAGCTACGCAGGGA